ACATATTATGCGCTCAATGATGTATGAATTAGGTGCCAGAGGAAACAATTATAACAAGTGGGTATTTAATCCTACTGGTAAGTTTGAGTTTGAATCATATTGGCCTCATATGTTCTTTGATAAAGGTGCTGCTGAGAGGTCTATGAGAAGAGCTTTAGATAAGGTTCAAAAAGATTCAACTTTAAAACCAGAAGAAAAAGAAAAAGCTTTAAGAGATATTGTCATGAGACATAAATCCTTGACTGGAGATTGGCAATTTGCTGAAGTTAGCGATTGGGATAAGGTTGACATTCTTTCAATTAGAGACAGCTTAAAGGATATCGCTAAAGAAAAAGCCAAGAAAAAAGAAGTTATTAAATGGGCTGATATGAAAATATCTACTGGTTCTTTATTCTCTAGGAAAGGTCATGTTGAAGGTTGGTCTACTGATATGAATGTTATGGATACTTATGTTAAAAATATAACTAATGCTTATTATAAGCAGCTTAATCAAATAATTGCAAGAGATGTTATTGATAAATCATATAAAAGAATGAGAAGTAAATTTGGAGCTGAATTAGCTGGAAGATGGAGTAAGTTCTTTAAATTATATACTCAAGGAGCAATGGGTCAACCAGATGTTATACCAGAAGATATATACAATGACCCTAAAATGAAATTAAAGGGCACTCCTTATAGTTGGTGGGCTGATAATAGAGTTTTAGATAGAGTGAACTCCATTAGAAGAAAATTAGGGTTAAAAAAGAGTGACCTTCCTAAAGAGTTAGAAGATTTTACTTATCAGGATATAAGAAATTGGTCTAACATGGAAGCTAAATTTGAACTTGCAGCTTTACTTGCCCATCCAAAATCTGCTGTAACCAATTTATTTGGAGGTAGTTTACATACTATACAATCAGCAGGACCAGCTGCATTAATGAAAGCTCGAAGTGTCAAATGGCTTAAAAGAATTAACCCTGAATGGAATAGCATACAAGATGTTGAAGATTTTGTTGTCAAGAAAGGAGTTGTTCCAGAGTTTATGGTTCATGAACTTGGATTAGGTAAAGAAGCTAAAGGCATGAAAGGTATAGAAGCTTTTATTGGTGACTTGACTTCAAAAATTAACTCTAAAGACCCTATTGCCAGGAAGGAAATTCTTTCTTTAGGTAAAAAACATGGACTTTCTGATACAGTAATATCTAAAGCTTCTAAGTTTATGTCTGTTCCTGAAAGAACATTAAGAAGAGATGCTTTTATGGCTCATTATGTTAGGGCTTGGGAACAATATGGCGGAATGATTAAAGACCCTAATCACCCATTTTTAATAGAGACTGCTAAAAAAGGTGTGAAAGCTACACAATTCTTATATGAGGCCCCACAGCGCCCTTTTTTCGCGAGAACTGCTCTAGGTAAGGTAATGACAAGGTTTCAACTTTATGCGTGGAATTCGGTACGTTTTCGTAACGATGTGATAAGGGAGGCTAAAAGGTATGGTTTTAAGCCTGGAACTGCAGGTTATGAAAAATTCAAGAGAACTATGACTATTGATTTGTTTGTAGCAGCTATGGGAAGTATATTTATGTATAGTTTATTTGATACTGCTATGCCTCAGCCTTATTCATGGCTGCAGGATACAGCTAATTGGATATTTGGTAATGAAAAAGAAAGAGAAAGAGCTTTTTATGGTACTTATCCAACTGCTATAGCTCCATTGCAAATGATAAGTCCTCCAATAGCTAGGATTCCTATGTCAGTTATAATGTCTTATGCTAAAAATGATTGGAGTAAATTAACTGATTATCAAGCATATACTTTCTTTCCTTTTGGTAGAATTATAAGAGATATATTTCAACCTGGTAGAGGATTAATTGATAATCCTTCTAGACTTCCTGAGAAATTCTTGGGGTTACCTTTGCAGGATATTAGTAGGTTCCAATCTCAAAGAAAAGATGAAATTGAGGAGGGCACTAGATATGACCAACCTAAACCTGGTATGTTTTAAATACCTTTAATCTTACTTTCGATATATTCAAATGGGTTAAATGTATGTGACAAACATTCCATATGAACTATTACTGCCTCATCATCATAAAATATTCCATCATCATCCACAAAACCTCTAGAAGCTTTATAGGCAGGTGCTGTCCCACCTATAAGCTCCTTGCATTTAGCACATCTTGTCATTTTCCTTCTCTTTCTATCTGTTCTAAGTATCTCTGATTTCTAGATTTCTTGCTTTCATCTTCTATCATGCCCCATAAAAGGCATAAGTAAACTATTGCATCTGTTATTCTTCCTCTAACATCTTCTCTTTGAGAACTATGACCTTCAATATGTGCAGTTATTCCGTCCATATGCTTCAATAAATAGACAAGTAAAACTTTTTCTCTACTTAAGTTTAAATTATCGCCTATTCTTTCAAAGTTAGCAAAAGCATTATTCTGCTTCCTGGCGTACTCCTTCTGTCCCGCTGCTCTCACCGTCTGTATCTCCTTGAAGATTTGGTTTATCAGCGTTTCCATCTGTTTCCTTGTCATGTTCCTCTGTCCTTTCAGCAACCATTTTATCTAAATAAGCTCTAAACTCTGTCATATCCCCTTTCATCTTTATATAAAGACCTAGGATATCGTCAAGCTGTCTTAATACCATGTGTGCCTCATTAACTTTCTTGTTAATTTCAACCACAACATTAGCCATTTCTTTCATGGTTGGCTTTTTTTTGAATTTAGCCATCTAAGCTCCTTCTTTCATTTTATAATTTCCACAAACTGTGTACTCTATTAGTTATTCTCAACCACTAATTGCACACGCTTTATCTCTTTTTTCTCTAAACTTTATGTTCTCTTTGTTTAGTTTCTTTGTAAATTTCTTCATTGCTTTATCTGCTTCTTCTTTATAAACAGATTTACCAATTCTATACTTTACTGCTGGTTCTCTATTTACAATTCTTATCTCTTGAATTTTATTGTCGAAATAAAACTTTATTCCTTCAAGTAATTTTACACCAGTTAGAGTATCTTTACCTACAACTTCCTCTATTATTTTGGAGATTGCTTCGTAGTCGTCTCTTGGCATAACTCTAACTCCCTTCTTAAGAATTTATTCTCTTTTCTAGCTTCATCAAGTTGAATCTGCAAGTGTCTTCTTTTATCATATTCTGTTTTCAATGTCATTTTTATTACCTCCTATTTCTTTTAGTATAAATTCCTGATGATTTTTTGGGAACCTACCTGTAGGTCCTCCTGTCTTAAAAACTGGGTATAATCCCTTATTTCCGCACAAAAATAAGGGATGTTCATTTACCCATCTTCCTTCTCTCTCCATCCTCAACTCTGAGAAATATTTTTTATTTCGTTTAAATACCATTTGCCAAGTCCTCCAATGGGACTAACGCAATCTCGCTTGTATCATCGTCTCCTCCCATTACCATTCTCCCTTTTCCTTTGAATACTGATTTCTTGACTATTTTCTTCAATTTATCAACAGGAAACATTAGAACTCCTTCTATATTTCCATCTATTGTAAGTACTTGGGCCCACCATTCTGCTTGCGTTGTATTTAAACCACTAAGTTTTCCTCTGGATGCTAATTCAATAGCTACATTACCAGTTTTTTTCCATATATCTCTTTCTGTCTTTACTTCAACTTTACCTACTGATAATATTTTAGCAAAACTCTTTTCAAATTTCTCTCCAAATTTTAAATCAATGTCAAACTTATTATCTTTATTGTATTTTAAAGCTTGATATTCATTTAATTTGTTTGCTACCACAGCGGATGCTTCTTTATAGTCTCTTGTCTTTTCTTTTGCCACTCTTCTGATGTTAAGCCTCCTTTCTTTTTCTTTCCTATTTGGTGAAATTTTGTACCCATTTTAGGGAAATTACACTTATTATAACTCATCTTCATCCTCCTTCTCCGAACATTTATCACATAAACCTCTCCAATCAAGGAGACTAACCATTTTGTCACATTCATTACATATATCTGGTAAAGGCATCATATAAATTTTCTGGGGCAAACTAGCATGTCATTGCTTGGGCTATCCAACCCACTAAACTAATCATTATTCAGTCAGTTTATCCAGCTGTTCACCGCTGGCGTGTCGTTTACCCCATTTGCGTGTGTTAAAAATCTCTACTTGACATCTTTCTTAATACATACTTCCTTAATTCATACTCTTGTCTGTCAAGCCACTTTAATAATTTTCTGAAGTTTCTATCTGTTAAAGGCCCCTTACGAGTATTACATCTTCCACATATCATCTGAAGATTTTCAGGAGTTGAATTCCCACCCATGCTAAGAGGAATAATATGGTCACATGCCATGTTATTAACAAGAAGCTTCTGATTGCAATAATTGCAGGTACGTCCATAAACCCTATATAATAATTGACGAACTTCCTCAAGTGATATATTAAATTCAACTTCATATTCTTTACTCCTTCTTTTAAGTGTCGACCTTAGCGTTGATGATTTCTTCATTAATCTATGAAACGTTTTCTTTGCAAATGTTCCATGATGTTTCTTTAGCTTTCTGCTGAACTTCTGTTCCCAGATAGTCAACCTATTAGGGGACTTTCGTCCCCTTTTAGGTTTGTAGTATTTTTTCTTAGTTTTATGCTCTTCCATAATCTCTTAATTTGATTTCTTTTTTAGTTACGATTGATAAGTTTGTTTGGAGCTCTAATTTCCATACTCCAAAAACTAAACTTATACCACTCAAGGTTTCATTGCCAGTTCTTATTATCCCAAACCTAAATAGTGATAATAATATAACATAAAACCTATCATCAAGTAAAGCTATTTTTATTAACCATCCCATTATTGAGTCCTCCTTAATCTAAATGATGGAGTCCATTCAACTTCAGTGTCAAACAGTTCTCCATCGGTGTTTTTGAATAACCTAACTGCTCTGTTTTTAGAATCTGATTGTCCATTTAGACCAATCACCTTTCTCGAAGCGTTCTCAATTGCGCCTGAACCTTTACCTGCGTATAAGTCAAGCACTTCATTTCTGCTATACTCTCTGCTTACTTGCGATATTTGAATTACTATCATATCTGTATTTACAGCTAAATTAGATAATCCATGAGATATATATTTAATCTTTTCATATTCTCCTCTATAACTAACAGGAGTATCCACTAAATCAATATAATCTACAATTACTAATGATGGCTGTAGTTCCCTCACCTTTTCTGATATTTTGTCAAGAGTTGGTGATATTGTTTGAACCATTATATGCTCTAATTTATCTTTATGCAATTCATACAAATTATCGTAATTATCGTTAACTTCTTGTTTCTCTTTTCCAGATACTATTTGAAGATGTCTTCTATGCATATACCAAGAAGATAGTTCCAAACTAAGGAATAATGTAGGTATTTGCCAATCTTTGTTTATTAGGTTGTTTTTGAAATCAACTCCTAATGCCAAATTTTGAGCAAATGTCGTTTTATTAGACCCAGTTGGTCCAAAGATAGTTACTAGTTCTCCAGGAAATATAACTGATTCTTTATCTATTCCTAGGGCTCTTCCTAGGTCTATGGTTTTACCACTGAAATCAGTTGTTAATCTCTCGTGTAACTCTCCTTGCATTTCATCTGCTGATTTAATATCAATCAAATAGTCTTTCTTGTCAAAGAACATACATTGAGTTTTACAATGCTCTACCATTATTGGGTCATGGCATCCATATTTATAATTCCTATTATAAACCTTTTCAACCATTTCCATTATCTGATTCTCATTCATGCTCTTGTTGTTCCAATGAAGCATACATACTTTAGCATAGTGACTAGGTATACCATGTCTTTTAAAATGACTGATTATCCTCATTGCTGTAACATGCCTTGCTCCCTGTTTAGCTCCCTGTTTTAACATTGATTGTACACATGGAACTATTTTATTAGGTTCTGATATTTTATTAAATACCTGAACATCTGGAACATCAGTTATTATTGTATGTTCTAACTCTCCATCTCCTTTAAGTGTGTGATATTTAAAATCAATACGATTAGTCTTAGCCATCTCTAAGATTTCATCAACATCTTTATTCATTACTTCATCTCTAGTTAAAGGGATTTTGTATAAACCTGTTTTCTGATTAGTAGTATGCTGAACTCTATAGATACCTGTCCTCATATAAATGCTAGCATCTATATTCGGGATTAGTTTCTTTAGTGTTTGCTTGACAATATAAGGTAAATCGTTACCAGGTTTAAAATTAAATAAAGATGCTGATAATATCAAATGGTATCCAGAGCCAGAGAAATAAGATTGAAAGCTCCCACAATCAATCTCTGAATCCTCCAGCTCTAGGATAATACCTCTCAAGATGTCTAAAGTTTTTTCATCAGTATTATCTCCCTTGTCTATATCAATAGGAATCTTATCAATATATCTAATTCCAAAGTAGTCTCTAAGACTCCCTTTTTTTTCAACATATTGTAAAGCCGTTTCATCATAAAGATAAACAGACCTATATAAAGGTTCCTTGCCTATATAATTAACAAGTTTGTTAGATGGTATAATAATACCTCTATTTACTGGTGTACCTCTAGCTATCTCGACATACATCATAGATTAGCTAAACCGCTTCCAGACATTTCAGTTTTCTCAGTAACTTCATCAGTAACTTCTTTTAAATATCCTTTTGATTTCATCCAATCAACATCACTTTTTAACTTTGCTTTATTCTCTTCTTGATTTTTATAAACTTTAGTAAATACTCTTACATAAGCTTTTCCACCTGGAGTTTTAGGCTGTTCTTTATAGAAATAACCTAAATATTCCATAGGAGGTTCATAATCTGAATTAGGCTTTAGGAATTTTCTATTAAGATATTCTGATATATCATCAATTTTATCTCCTTTTTCATCTTCCCATTCTCCATCAACATTTATACCTGCTCCACATCCGATTTGGTCAAAGAAATGATACATTCTTTTAAGAACACTACCACCAGTTATCTTTCCATTCTCTTTTTCAAGAGAGCCTTTAATCTGCAATGTTCTATCATAATCACTATCTTTTTGCTTTACTTTCACTTCTAAGAATATATCAGCCCAATCAAAAGTTCCTGATTTATCAGTAAACTCTAATATGCCAAACTCACATATTCCTGTAAAGTTTCCAAAACTACTTGTTCCTTCTGGTTTGAATATCGCCATTATTTATCTCCTTTATAGATTAGATTCCATTTTAACTCAATGTCCTTACCCTTTAGGTGGGGACTTCTACTTCCAGCTTCAAGTGCTTCATTTGATTTAAATGATACCTTTAGCTTTCCTTTTTCATCATCTCTGTAGACATATCCAATAGCGTCACAGTCTGCCATTAACATATTCTTTAATTTACCTGTTAAGTCTAGACTTTCTGGTTCTACTATTGCTTTACTATCTACCACGGCTCTCGCCCATTTCCTATGTCCGATGATTATGACATGAGGAAATATCTCTTTAAGAAATTGAACAGTATTCAGCACTTTTTCTCTTACCATACCAAACCCTTTACCAAATGCTAAATCTTGGACAGCAGATACATTTTCTTCTTCACAAACGGCTTGTTCTGCCCATGATGCTATCTTGTCTATCGTATCAATAGCTACATACTTGTATTCATGTCCTTCTTGAGCTGATTTTAGTAAATCTATTAGTTCAGCTCTACTGCTAACTGTTTCTATGTAACCCTCAATCATATTAGCTCCACCTTCTGTATCAATTATAAGACAATCATCTAATTGACTAAGTGCAGTAGTTTTACCTACTTTTGGAGCACCATATAATAACATTGTTTTAGGGTTTTTACTTACGGCTTTTCTTTTTACCTTTTTTAACGTCATCTTTCCTCCTGTTTTTCTTTATTCTGGTTCTTACATTACTATACATTGCTTTAATGCATTCAGCTATAGTTTCCATTATTTTTCTCCTGATTAATTGAAATGAGCTGACTTAAAAAGATTGCTGTATACGGTGTATACCACCTATCTTCATCTTATTTAAGCCAGCCCATTATATTACAACATTCAGGCTATTTATACAAGGTATTTTTCTCTAGTATAGCTGTAGGAAAATTGAATGACAAAGCTGCTTCGTATGGTTGCTTAGTAAGCACTTTACGAACGGTATTTGCTATAAAACTTCCTGCCATATTTGAGCAATAACTTGTAGCCTTCATATTGCATGGTTCTGAACTACCTTCCTCATCTGAATACCAAGTTTTTTGATATTCTTTAAGTTTGGGGTTGATAAATGTGTATTGTTGGTAATGTTCTGCACCCATTCTACCATCTATCAACAATCTAGGTTTAAACCCTTTAAAAGACAAGCATGTCTTCATAGCTTCCAGCCTTGATTCCATACTATCAAACCCTAATATTATAATATCATCTTCATTATAATACATAAAAGTTTCAAATAATCCATCCATTTCAGTTATTTCTGATTCTGGATTAATGTCTTTTATTAGTGAACTTAAAGCTGATGTTTTACTCATTCCTATATGAGAATGTCCATATTGAGAAACTCCTATATTAGGTGTTTCTACCTTGTCCATATCATATAAAACAAAGTTTTCAGCTCCCATCCTAGATAATTGGGTAGCTGCGGAACTACCTATAGCCCCGCAACCCAATATGTGAAACACATGCTGATTAAGAGAATCTATTAAACCAGCAGACCTTTGATTAATAACCCCAGCCATAGTATTCTCCTTCATCTTTATATGCTTTTTGACTATTTTTATCCTTAAACTCTAAAAGTTCATGTGGAAATATAAATTGAAGTCTATGTAACAACTCATCTTTATTTTCCATTGGCATGGATATTCTATAATCAGTTATTTTAAACTCATCCATTCTTGACTGAATTAATTTTAACTGTTTTTTAAATTTATTTAAAGATAGTTCGCCTCCCATAAATTTATCCATACATTCTTCTATCGCTTCACATATTTCAGTGTAATGCGCTTTGTCTTTTAGAGCCATTTTATCATGAATAACATTATTGTTCCAGAAGTTTTCTTGATTAATATTCTTTCCATAATAAGTATATCCATTAGTTAATTTTACTCCAGAAATTTTATTAGAGCAAAGTTCTTCATATTGCTCTTTCATCTCTTTAGTAACATTAATACCGTCTTTTCTTATTATATTCAAAGGAATATCATAATGCTGTTCAATCTCTAAACCTGAAGCTTTCCATAAACTTACTCTAAATAAGTATTCCTGTTTCAGGTTTACCACTAAAGCCAAGGAAAATGAATCATTTTTCCATGCCTCTATTTCTTTTTCATCAGTTCCAGACCAAAATGCTCCCATAGTATGATGTGAATGCCACCAAACAAACTTCATTTTAGGATTCTTGTATTTCATACCATATTTCATCTTATAATCTGTAACTGAAGATGCTTCTAATTCAGTATTACTACCTGAATTTTCCTGTTTTAATATTTCTATATCGCCAACAGTATAAATACCTTCTTTATTTGGAACAGCTGTAGCCAGACCAGATATTTCATTTTTATCTTCATCATATGCTATTGTAGCCCAAGATATTATTTTATACCAATCTTTTTCAGCGATACAAAACATTTTATTTAATGATTCCATTTAACCCCTTCCTGTTGCCCATTGCAACATCTGTTTCTTTATCTCTTCATTTGACGTATCTTCTATAACGACTTCTGCAGTTTCAGGTTCTGGTTTGCCCCAATATTCTATTCTATCTAATAGCCATTCATATGAAAGAATACTCTGGTAACTACAAATTAAAGAATTTAAGACATCTTCATAATTTCTAATGCCTTCTTCTTCTAACCTTTCTGAACTAGGTGCATCAAAATATATTTCATATTCTGCTTCTATTAAATTATTATCAACATAATCATTTCCTAATTCAGCTATTAAAGAACCTAATATTGACTCTAATTCATACCTTCTATTTTCATCATCTAATGATTTTAATGATTCTGATTGATTTTTATACATTGCACAGTCATTTCTCCAAACGCAATCAATTTCATTACAATAATCATTTACCTTTTTGATGTCCCCTAAATAAGCTTTAGAGTATGCTGCAGCATCATTATTCATTAATTTACCTCTTAATCTAGTTGAGCAATTATCTGTCTGTCTACCTTGAGACATTTGATAAGCTTTACTAAATCTAGAAGGCATTCCAAAATGCATATGAGTTGGCATATTGTAAGGATTTGAATAATCAATATTATAATATCCAGACCATTCTAGCAATTTCATAGCTAAGACAACAAAGTCTAAGTCATGGAATGATTTCTTTACATCATCAGTATAATTGCTAAAACAGGTTAATCCCCAAAGTAATTCACCATTTTCATAAGCATTAGTTCCATAATCAGGCCTGGATGGTTGAGCTATATAAGGATGAGAATGTAACTGCCTTGCTCTATAAGTACCTTTTGGAGTTCTAGGTGAATCATATAAACCTCTATAATTAACTCTCATAAGAGAATGTGTAGGTTTATCATAATATCTCATCATCATTCTTAAAGAACAATCAAATACTATTTCTATACCCTCCATAGGTAACTTTTGCATTATCTCACTTCCTTGACAAATATTCATAATCCCTTTTTCAATGTAGCAATGCAAATAAAATGTTGTAGCTCTTTCATTGTTTTCTGGAATATAAACATATGGAATAAACTTAACCTTACCATTTGTAGCTTTAGATGCTAAATCTATAGATAGATATATATTATTACAGAAACTTCTTAATTTCTCAACATATTCATCTATATTAACATTAAAAGAATAACCCTCTCTTTTTAGCTCTCGCTTTAACTCTTCACAATGCGTCAGTTTATTTGCTAGCCATGTCATTCCATAACTAGCATTTTCTTTTGTTCTGTATAAATACTTACCTAATCCTGAAGACTTCTTATCTAACATAAGTTGTTTTCTTGTGTAAGCCTTTATTTTATCAAGAGTTCCTGGTTTCCAATTCCAGGAGGGTGTAACCATTAGTGGATTCTCTCGAAAACAATAACGGTTACATTCCTCTAATCTGGAAAAGAATTCATCCTGAGGTCCAGTAGCGATAGCATTTGCTAATTGTTGATTTGGTTCTTCTAATATTTCAAGACTATTAGCCTTTCTAATAGTGTAACCATCATACAATAAAGTAGTTTTAATGCTATCTGCCATGTTAACCTCCTACTTTGTTATTAGATGTATATGCAACATACATTCCATCTTCTAATTCAAAGTCATTTTGTCTAACAGTACCACCTACATTAACATTTGCATCATTGGGAATATCAAGTTCATTCCTTAATGCTCCTACATTAGTTGAAGAAACATCTCTTGATGTAAATTCTCCATTTATTAATAAGTTTATTGTTATTGGGTTTGCCATGTTATCTTTCTCCTTATTTATTGGTTATTTGTTAGTTCTTCTTTATAATAAGTTGTATAAGGTTCTCCTTGCCATGTAAATATAGCTCCTGGACCAAAGTCTTCCCTGTACTCCTTAAATGTCTCATCAAATGGTGTTAAAGACTTAATTTGTTCCTTATATAACTCTTTATACTCCATTTCAGCTGCTTTAGACTTTAAATCATTAATATAACTCTCTACACCATTAACTCTATCTAATAGTATATTTAAAGTTTGATTAATTTCATTAAAATCAGGGACAACTGTATTAATCTTAACTGTTTGTATTGTTACCCAAAACGTTAACATTACTAGAATTGCCCATACTGCTTTCATTTGCTTTTCCATTATTTATTCTCCTGTTTGTCTTTATTTTATTATGTATCATTACATCAATTTTACTATCTAAATACTCTTCATAACTATTCATGCTCTTCCTCCGTATCTTCATCTTTATTTAAACATTTATAACACATTCTTTCATCTGAATCACCTGTTAAACCAGGTTGATAATACCATTCACATTCACAACATACAAATGAAAATCCCATATTTCCTCCAAGTTGATTAAAGTTATAAGTCAGGAGCTAACAGGTGAAAGGAGACTAATATGATAGTCAAATACCTACCAGACCTTACGGTTCCTGGACTCCTGACTTAATTATTAAATTTTATTAGAGAATAGGGGGAGGTTCGCCAAAATCTCACTTACCTTTATCTCACATATTTACATATGTGGTGCGTCGCATCTTGCAATTGCCCTATTCTCTAATTTTATATAAACCTACACTATTTTATTCGCACCAAACTTAATTGGCTACATGAATAAAACTCCTCGATAAATGTCTACGTTTTCAGGATATTTAATGTGGACTGAACATTTCCACAACCTTTTCAGGCTTATCTACGAGTGTCTTCTCGGAACTTATATTATCTCCCTCCATCCCTCGGTTTATATTCCTCCGTCGTATCACCAGCATTAGCCTTCTTAACTATCAATAACTAGTAAATGATAGACCTCAAGACATAACTATTATTAAGAGGTTTTGTTTTAACATACTTGTATAATGACCTGTATACATTTCGAGTCTTCTACCGTGGTATGTCAGCAAGTTTATTAGAGAGGTTACACGATACTCGTCAGCATCCCTTGTGTCTTACTTTCTCTGAAGTATATAATAGACAACGCCTTCTCTTATAGCCTCACCTCTCTAAAACTTATAAGGCTGAATTACATCGGAAGTTTAATTCATTTAATGTAGAACATTTGTTGTCTACAACCTTGTATCATACAATATTAAAAATCAGGATTTTCATCACGATGTCTGTGTAAATCCTTTTTAGACAATTCACTTGACAAATTAATAGTTTCTTTCTCTAACCACCCTTTTGCCTCGTTCCATTTATCCTTATTCTCTTCAGAATATACTATTTGTTCTGATTTATCACCTTTTAAAGTAATAGTTAGTATACCACCATCTGAATGGTCTACCATTTCAATAGCTTGTATATCATTTATCTTGACTAATGAATAAGAATACTCTGTTTTTATTACTAATACCGTTAACATTATGCTTAAATACATATTTACTCCTTATTTTGATTGAATTAACATAAAAATGGTACATATTATCCCGCTATGACTTGCACATTGTTTGCTAAGGACTTTAACCTATAGGAACTAATATGATTTACCAAACCTTCCCGTTTGAACCATTTTTATTTGTGACCACAAGTATTAAGACATTATACCTAATACTAGAACTTTAGAGTTTCTACCAAACCATTCTTTACCTCTTTTCATAGCTTGATATACTCCTTTTGATACTACAATATGAACACTACCTGATAATAAATCCTTTACAATATATTCGTTCATACTTTAACTCCTTTCTTAATTAAACTATCATTACAATCATTACACATATCCTTGTCATACATTTTACTAGGAATACACATTAACTCACATATCATACATTCTCTATAAGAATCTAAAGGAGATACTTTTATAATTTCACTAATATGTTTCATTTTATCTCCTTTGATATTCTTTTTACAGCATTTATTTTTCTTTCTATATTTTCTTCATAATCCAAACAACAACCACAACCACTGAACATTGCACATTTAAGTATATCATTATAGATTTTAAATTCAATATCATTTAATTCTATTGTTACCTCTTTATCATATTCTTTATAATATGTTACTTTATGTTTTTCAGACATCTTTCTGTCTCCTATTTAGTTACATTTAAAATAAAATTCTTGAGGTAGTTTTGTGACTTACCTCAGGTCATAAGTATTACAAATTAATTAAGATAAAATCATTTCTAGTCTCCTTTTGTTTATACTTAGTATATTTAATAAAATTTCTCAATTCCTTTTAATATGGTAGCTATTAGAATCCCAATAATAACCAAAACCAAAGAGTTTAAATAAACCTCTTTTTCTTTCATTACAGGTTCTTTTATTATGTCCTGTATTTCTACAATAACTACATTTATTCATAA